TGCGTATTGGCAACAGTGCTAAAAGTGTACGTCACCTGAAAGAACGGCCAACGCCGTTCCAGATTAATAACACGGTCGTAACCATCCCTGAGATACGTACGCACCAAAGAGGTCGGCAAATCTGCCTCCTCCAAGTCGATAATATCCCTAACCAGGGCTACAAGTTCCGTGCTAGTGCTCAAGAAACGTCACGTCCTTTCTCCATCGACCTCAGATGGCCGATGCAATACTCAGACCCTTTGGCCTGTGGGCCTTCACAAGTGTCATTATTGGCGATACAACGTTGACGTCCCAGATATGGGCCTGAACCCGCTGCGACCCGCGCTTCAGCGGCTGCGAAGGCGGGTCGAATAGCGGAAACAGGTGCCCCGTACATGGCGTGGGCTGGTTTAGAAGTTTTGCTTGTAGTCATCTCTATTAAGTCTCTTTGTAACTAAACATATAAAATAAGAGGGGGGTGGGGCTTTTATCCCCACCCCCCAATTAATTGCCGTTCGGACGATTAGTGGTCCTATTAGGCGGTCTTGGCCGTCAACTTACCCTGACGGGCGCGGTTGCGGCAGGTGAGGTTGCCGTAGCACATGATGAGTGCGTAACGGGCATCCATGTTCTCAGGACGGACGAACTCCGTCTGCTGGAACCACTTGCCCGAGTGACCGACCAGCGTGAGGTACTTCGTGTTAAGGAAGTACATGACACCAGCAGTACAGTGAACGTCATACATGACCGGCGATGCCTTGAACAGCAGGTTCTGGAATCCAGCATCTGCAGTCTTGGTGTCGGTGTAACGAAGTTGCGGCGTCAGCAGCGACTCATACTTCTCAAACAAGGTCTGAGTGGTCAGAACCGTGTCGATGTGGTCGTTACCAACCGAAGTGCTGTTGTATGCGGTGCTCATCTGAGCAAGCGTCAAAGCGCCAGCGGTGTTCTCTTCATACGAACGCCACCAGTCGTTGCCCTGACCCGATGCCGAGTTGATGCCACCAACGGTGTTACCAGACTCAACAAGGTTGCCGAGACCGTTCCAGTTCTTGCTGGAGTTGCCCGTACCGTCACCGTAGAACATCTGGTTGAAACCTTCACGCAACGACTCTTCGGCCTGCATAATCTTGGCTTCCAACAGGTTGATGATTTCGGCTTCGCCATTGTTCTTGGCTTCTTCGATACCGCTGATTGCGATAGATGCAGCGTACTGCTTCCAGTCGTATTCAGCAGCCGAGATACCCGACTGAGGCGTGAGCGAAATCGTTTCGTAATCCTGATACGAACCCACAGTGGAGTTCTGACCATAAATCAGCGGCTCAACAATCTTCGTACCGCCATTAAGCATACGAATGCGGCCTTTCTCCATGAGCATGTACGTGAGCGGACGAGCCGTGAACACGTTGTCAGTCAACTGCGAACGGTAGTTCGCAAGCGTGGTAGAAAGCAGCGTATCAAAGGTAGCGTGACCAGCCATTTGAATCCCCCTTAAGGATAAGTTTTAGTTGTGATGTTAAGAGATACCGAGTTGACGTTTAGCCAAATCGAAAGCGTCCCTAAGAGATGACACAGGAGCCTGCGTAGACCCCGCTGAAGCACCACCACTGCTGGCACCAGAAACAATTCCTGTCTGCCGTTTCTGTTCAACAATCTGCTGTTCGCGCTGCTGTTGAGCAGTCAAAACCTGCTTCTGCTTCATTTGGTTTTCCCACAATCTATCAAAAGCAATTTGCTTATAAACGGCTTCAAGGTCACTGTTACCAGTAGCCAATGCCTTGGCGACAACTTCGTTGGCGTCAAAATCATCCCCATAACGGGACTGCAAACTAGACACAGTACGCTCAATCTCACTCAAGGCTTGCTGTTCCTCAAACGAAGCAATCCGCTTTTCAAGCGAACGCAATTGTTTCTCAGCAGGGTCAAGGAACTCTTCCTCTTCCGCAATCTGAGAATCAATCCCATAATGCTTCGTTAGCAACTCAACAGTTGCAGCAGGGTCTTTATCCAGTGCCTCTTGCAACGCAGCAGCGAACTGCACTTGCTGCCTTTGCTGACTAAGTTCCTGCGTCTTACGAGTGTAATCCGCCTGACGTTGATAGCCAGCCAAAGCCTCCTTCAAAGGGACTTCGATTTCCTCACCAGCAACAGGCAACTTCACCTTTTTATCGGCAAAATCATCCCACTGGAAGTAATCTTCCTCCATGCTGAAGGCTTCACCTTCACCACCAGTTTCAACTTGTCCACCTACATCAGTGGGGTCTACTTCGGTCGTAGAATATTCAGTTATATCGCTCACGGAATCCTTCTTGTAGTTGGTTGTTCCTATAGATACGAAAAAGTTGTCACATCTGTGGCGTCATACCACCAGGCATAACACCCATCTGAGCGGCCTCTGGCGTAGGTGCACCACCCAATTCTGGCGGCATTCCAGCAATCTGTGCCGGTCCAGGTGCAGCAGTCTGCGGATTGGGTGCAGCCAAAAATGCTTCAGGAGATTTAACACCAAAACCAAACTGCAAAACATGACGGGCCAAAGCACCCATATCAACAACACCAGCCTGGACAAAAGGAGCCATAGCATCTACAAGTTGCAACGCCATTTGACGGCGAAATGATTCATTCACAGGCTGGGTAGAACCACCCTCAACCTCAAAATCAAACTCGCCAGCAATATAATCACGGTCAAACTTAACCCACAACGGGATGGCATTAGAACCAACAACACGGGCAACCTGTTCACCAGTCATATACTGCTGCGCAAGTGCCACCAGTCGGCTGGCACAAGCAGCAATCTCCAACTCGATAGAAGCCAATTTATCCGCTGCCCTAGCATTACTGGCATCCTGCGCAATTGCTGCTTCTGTAGCAGTACGACGAATCTCCGGCATCGCCCCACGCATATAGTCAGAAACACCAGAAACACGGTCCATATCCCCAGAAATTAGACTTGACTGGTTATAGAACTCGGGCGGGTTAATAACCGCAGGCATCGGAGAAATAACACCACCAAGCGGTTCATCACCAACAACAGGAACCAAAACATTATCTTCATCAGATTCCAACATGGCACGACCATCTGGGTCAAACGCAGACTCCTTGTACAGCCACTTCCTAGAGAACCGCTTACGATGATTCATCATCTGAGTGCGGGTCTCATTCAACTCATGCTGTAGACCTTCAATGGCTTCCAATTCGCCCATCGGATAAAAATGTTCAGGAACGTCATAGTTCCTCAGCATCACAAAAGGATGACCGAAGGCAAACGGAATCTTTGTGGGTTGCACCAGGAACTTGTCTGAACCTTCAGCAAAAATACACATTGTTCCCTTGGGAATATCGTAAAACTCCCAAACCTCAACGTATGAATCCTCTTTTGTATAAGAAGGACGAGGAGACTGACCATCCAAAGCAAACTTTGAATATTGGGTTGGTTGGACTTCCATACGTGCCACGGAGTTGTACCGCTTATCGTTACGGACATCAGCAAGAGGACGTTTGATACGTTGAGCAATCCACTTGATATCGTCCATGCTGGTACCATCTGGGTCAACATAAATATCGAATGGTGAAACACGTTCAACAAATGGACGGTCTTCAACAACAATTAGTTCTGTTTCAACGTTTACTTCACCCGTATCCGCAACATCATTTTCCTCGACATTTGGGTCACGCTGGGCAACACGTTCTTCTTCAACAAACCTGTAGCCCGTTTTAATCCAACCATGGCCCATGACAAGTTTATCTTTGACGGCTTTACGGAACTGCCTTTGGCATCCGTAATGCCGCCACCAATAGTTAACAATTGCTTCCGTAACTGTTGCCTTGTCAGCGTCCTCTGGACGCCTAGCAGAAATCGTAATCTTTGGATGATTAACAGATACACTAGGACCAATAACATTAATGGTTGAAAAAGCCATATTGACAAGACTTCGGTCCTCATCACTGAGATTGTCATAATGTTTGCCACGATACATGTCAATCATACGACGCCAAACATCGTCGTACTGCTCGTTCTTGCGCCACCGCTTAGACTGCGACAGTTTAGAACGATACCTGCCAAGCAGGTCCTTGTTAGAAAGACGGGCCATGCTTACTTACTACCCCGCCCAAACGCCGAGTCAGCCTTGTTAACCCAACGCAAAAGTGGTGGAACCACAGCAGCCCCAGCAGCACTAGCAATCCCACGTACATCACGCACACCAGCAGCATAAACAGCAAGTCCAGCACCAATCGCCGCACGAACATAACTAGAAACCAACGCCTTCGTCTTCTCATCCAAATTAATTACCATGACCATCCTTAGTGTGTTGTTTAAAATCCGACTTTAATTCACTCACATCATCATGAATATCATCAACCTTGATAATCATATGATTTAACAATTCTCTAGATTCAGCATGTTGACTGGTATTCTCATTCCGAAGCATCTGCAGCAAAACCACAACTGGTCCGGTAATCAAGGCAACCACAACAGGCACAATCCAATTCACGTCACACCCATCGACTTCCAACTGGCTCAGCCTTGATGCCTGCGGCTTCAGCCTGAGCCTCCTGCAATTGCTGGCGCTGCCTAATAGTGTCGCCATGGAAATCTTCTTTACCATATGTAAAACCAAGATTGATAGTTCTTACATGGCATTTAAAACATATTTGTCCACGACGCGGCAAAGCGTCTGCAGCAAATTCCGATTCACATAGTAAACAGTTAAAAGAAGCCATTAATAATCCAGCAAGATGTCACATCACGTATTACGGACCCCAAAAGACCCCAAAATAAACTTTTCTGGTCTACGACTGGAAATATGACTTTCCCACCAAGCCAAAGACCCCTTAGGGGCTTCTCCAGTCACCCGGTATTCAGGAAGCCACACATACTTCAACATTTGATTAGCAATAGCCAATGACATTACACGGTCGTCATGCGGCGAACCATGGGTTCTACCATTAGATTCCCGAACAAATGTACGCAACTCGGCAATAGTGCGTTCACACGGTATATGCATGTCATTATCACGAATTGCCGCCTGCAACTCATCAATCGCCAGAGGCTTAGAAGCAGCAGTCGTGCGCCAACCAAGAATCTCTGTCGGCTCAGGCGCCCTCTGGGCCAGTCTGCGCTGACGATAAATATTCTTATAACCAGACCTTTGAAGCGCCTTCAAAGTCGTCAAACCATGATTGTTTGACTCTACTCCCAGCAGAGCAGTGTTATACCACCAACCCAAATTAGCAAGCACAGACTCGCCAAACAGGTCGGGGTCAATATATCCATGCCAATGTGCTACTATCTCGTGCGTATATGCGTTAATTATATGAGCAGAACTGTAGTCACCATGACCCAAACCTTCAGCAACGTCAGCCCCAATACAGTACACAGCAGACAAATCTGGGAACTCCCAAATAGCCAGTTCCCCACCATCCCGACGAAACTCCAGATTTTTGGGACCCAACCTGTGAAGATACCCACGTTGAGGCTCACTTGTTTCATAAGCCCGAAGCGCATCAATATCAAATACAGGACGACCTGACCGAATAAAAGCCTCATCTGGGTCAGAAGGATATTCCTGCGCCAACTGCCAATCCGGCAACTGGCGCTTCTTGGCCTCATACCACTCCACATCACGGTCACTGGCAGACCATGGGAAAAAGATTCCCTTAAACTGATTAGTCCCAGTTTGTGACCCAACCCACAACTCGTGAAAAATATTACCCTCACCATTAGCAGTACTGAGACAAATGACACGACCACCAACATCAGCAATCGGTTCGATAGAAGCCCACGCCTCATCAGAGTTAGGCAAAAACGCCATTTCGTCAATCACAACACGATAAACAGATTCACCACGAGCAGGGTCATTACCGCTAGGAAGCGACTCAACAGACGACTCATTAGAAAAAGACATCTTCAACTGATTATTGTCAATAATGGACGGTCCCCTAAGAATCATCCACTTAGGCAAAAACTTGAAACCATACTTAGATTTCTGAAGCAACTTCATCGCTTCCCGTTCTGTACGGCTAAGCATAATGATAAAACGGTCTTTCCAAAAAAACGTTTCCCAAAACACAAAAGCCGCAGCCAGAGTGGAAAATCCAATCTGGCGAGCCTTCAGAACAATCGTATAACGTTCCTCAATCCACGCCTCTACCGTAGATAACTGGGCTTCACGCATCTGAAACTTGATGCGTCCCTTTTCTGGATGTTTAATAAACCAGTAATTAGAGCAGAAATAATTAAATGCATCAACAAGTTCCTCGGTCGTAGCGTTCTCTGGACCCTTACAAAGACGCCATTCTTTTTCATTCAGCAGGTCGGAGAGTTCCATAAACCTCATCTAATTTGTCACTAAAACGCTCATGAATCTCAGGAACCAACTGCTGAATCAAACCATTCATCGTCCGCTGTGCTGTCGTCGGAGCAATATGCTGCTTATACAGCATCTTGTGAATATGGTGCACTTCTGTTGACAAAGCAGAACGAACCATCAGTTCATAATCATCGGCAACTGGGAGGGTCACATCGTGACCATCCATCGCTAAATAGATGCTTTTACGCCAAGCCCTGACATGATTTGGCATTGACACAATATGGCTGAGGGTGGTGCGATTTACCGGTACGGTCATCGCCCAAACTTGATGTTTGTCATCCCAATATTCGGAACCATAACCCAAACCCCAACCTTGCGGATATTTACCAGACTCACCGTTTGACAACAGTTCGCAACAATCCGACCACACAAAACCAACATTTGGATTAGCAGAAAAGGCATCGTATAGTTCCTGCAAACAATCTGATGTTAATTCATCATCATGGTCAAGTTCTACAAGAATATCGCCCAGCCCAAGGCCGAACGCCATTCGTTTAACGTAACCGATGTTGCCACCCGATGGAACGTGTGGCCTGAAGTATCGGATGCGGTAACGTTCATCAGCACAGAAACCGTAAACTTGTTGCTGTACGTCATTGGTTGTGGAGTCATCGTAGATGACCCACTCCCAATCACCGTATGTTTGATTTTTCAATGATGCCCAAGTACGAGCCAAAATGTGTGGACTCGTATTGTATGTCGGCGTTATAACCGAAATCACAAATCAGCCAAGTGCATCCAGTTCAGCCTGATGTACACCAATAGCAGCCTCAAGAACGGAAAGAGCCTGGTCTGCGTTCGCAACACCAGCCTCGTCGTTGAGATTCTGACAGGTTTGCTTGTTCAATTCATGCTGCCATGCTTCGGCGGCAAACTGGCCGATGCGCTGAGACAGAATGTTCTTCTTCTGTTCTTCAGTCAGCAGAGATGAATAGTCAATAGCCATTGTTTTATTGCTCCTTATTAGGCGAGTGTTACGGCTTTCCAAGCACCATTGTACACATACAACTTGTTGTTTGTCGTATCATAGTACAGGGGGACGTTGCCGGTTGGGTTGGTTGGTGCGCCTGTTGGGGCACCTGCGGCGGATGGAACGTGAGTGAATCCTGCCGTCATACCGGTTGTTCCTGCAGTTACAGAAATTCCGTTGCTTGCAGCAAGTAGACCAGCGGACGTAATTGACAGTAGAACTGTTGCGCTTGAGTTTTGAATTTCAAGATAGTTACCAGATTGGCTGGCTGCGCCCTTGACGATAAGAACCTTGTCGGCTGCGGTCGTGTTCGTGACCTGGGCCATCGCACCTGAAGTAAGAACTGCACCAACACCAAGACGACCAAGCAAATAGTTGTCAGCCGTGCCATTCATGTAAAGATTAAAACGGCCAGATGCAGATGCCAGGTTTCCATAAAACCCAAACGCATTGGTTACAGTGCCGCTGCTGTTATCACCAAGGGTCGATTCAGCATGAAAACCAACGCTATTGGTAATAGTTGCACCAGAACCAATCGTTGATGGGTTGGCATAAAAGTGATACAGGTTTCCAAGAGTAAACGCTGCTGCTGCAACAGTTGGACGGCTTATGAAACCACGAGCACCTGATGTTACGTCTGACTGGATTGCTCCATCTGCTATGACGCTATTAGAAGTTACTGCTCCAGTAACGTTTTTCCCAACTCGGAATGTTGTTCCTGTGGCTGCTACTTGGCCAACACCTAATGCACCAGCCATATAGTTTGCCGCAGTGCCAGCCATATAAATGTTGTAAACATTGGTAGCCGCCGCAAGGGACCCATAAAACCCATAGTTGTTTGTTGCGCCAGTTAGTGATGCCTGAGCGTTAAATCCGTACTGGTTTGTTA